GTCCTGCCGGCGTACTTGCCGGCCAGTACCAGGCTGATGGTGCTGCGCGAGTAGCCCAGCTCGGCAGCAACCGGCTTCTGGCCTCGCTCAGCCACGGCGGTGCGCAGGATGTCCAGCCAGTCAGCAGTCATGGTCAGGCTCCTCTTGCCAGACGATCTGGCCCAGGTTCGGGTCATAAACCGCCTTGGTGCGCTGGATCATCGGCGGGCGCGGGCCGGTATTGCGTGCCGGGTTGAAACGGAAGCGTGCCGGAGACCTGCTGGTTCCCTTGGCCTGACCCTTCTTGATTTCAATGAGGTAGCCCGCGAGTGCGAGTTGATTCAGATAGATGCGTGCCGTACCAGGAGCGACCCTTAGCTCCGTGGTGCTGGCCAGTGCAGCGAGTTCGTGGAAGTTGAAGTCGTGGACCATGCGCATGGTGCGCCACATCGCTTCATTGACCAGTCCTTGAATCACGGGCTTGCCGTCTACGGTCAGACGCGGCGCTTCCAGGCCGTTATCCCTGATCAAGGTATACTGCTTTGCCTCTGCCACCTTCACGGTGATATTGATCTGCTGGATAAAGCCGCCGCGTTCGAGCGCTTGGAGGTAGGTCCTGGCTGTTGTCAGGTCGACCGTGGCCACATCAGAGATATCCGCCAGAAAGAAGCCGTTACGACGAACCCGGATGGCTTCCCAGATTCGTTGACGCCCCCCCTTACCCCCCACCATTTCCAGGTGGACGCTACGACGTTTCTGCTTGGTAGCGGCCATGCCTACATCCTCCTCGGCGCATCGCCGGTGTACAGCGCCTGGTTGCCCCAGGTGGCCCGGTCAATCGCATCCAGACCATGCAGCATGGCGTGCTCCTGAATGTTCACCAGGTTCACGCACAGCCGGCGTACCGAGCCGTGGGCAATCTCGACCACATGGGCGAGCAGATCATCTGCAATGGCGACATCCGGGCTATAGATGACCTTCAACTGGTGGGCGTCATCCAGCGTGACCGGCTGGGCCGGTACCCAGGCCAGCACGCGGCCATGAAAGCGCTCAAACTTCTTCAGCTTGCTGGGTAGCATTTCCTCGCCCACCAGCATCAGCGGAGCCTGGCTGCCTTCGTAGATGTCGCGCAGCAACTCCGCCATGCCGGGACGGGAGGCCGCATGGTCGGCCTCATCCAGAATCAGCGGGCGCTGGCTGGTCGACATCTGTTCGCAGATCAGATCCAGATTGGCGGCCACGGTGGAAGCCGGGCGAAGTCCCATTTCAAAGGCGATTTTTTCCAGCAACGCCTTCTTGCCCCATGCACTGCGCATCTGCACGTAATAGGCGCGGGTTTCATTAGCCACGGCCACGATGGTGGTGGTTTTGCCGTAGCCGCTGGGGCCGTAGTACACCCCCAGACCGGGCAAGCCGTCTTGGCGGTTGATCAGCTTGCTCATGGCAATGCTGACAAGATCAAGGTTGGCAATCGGTGCAATGCGATTCACGTTCAGGCTCCTGTTTTTCATGGCTCAGCGCTGGCTGAGGGTTCGGTATTCGTTGGTGCGGACGTATTTGTTCAGCAGCCAGTCAAGCTCACGCTCACCCAAGGGTTCGCCGCGCTGATGACGGTCGCGCAGGGTGCAGAAATAGCGGTAACGGGCATCCGGGGTATCCGGCAGGCTCAGCACATTGCTGGGTGCGGGTGTCGGCGCGACATCAACCAGCCGCAGGGCAGGGGACGGCACAGTCTTCGTTGCAATTGGTTGCCGCTGGACGCGGGCCTGGGCGGCGGCTTCAGCCAGCTGCTCACGCGTGCCGCTGATCACCCCTGGAATCACGATCTCCTGCTGGGCCTCAATGGCTGGCTGGCCACGACGCTCGGCCTGTACCTCGTCCAGGTGTGCCTGCAGGCGATTGACCCGGCCTGCCGCACGGCGGTCCCGCGCCTGTTCAATCACGGAAACCGGGAAGAAGCTGCGGACATTGGCATTCCACTCGGCAGTGCAAATCAGCCTGCCATCGTCGGCATATACCCAGACCCGGCTGGCATCGTTCACGTCGTAGCCGATACGCAGGCGCTCGCCGTGAAACTCTTCCAGCTCCCGGCTGAAGTAACGGTTACCAAACAGCGCGATTTCGCAGCGGCTGATGCTGCGCTCCACCTGGGGCCGGAACAGATAGGCCTCCTCACCAGGGCGCAGGCGGGTGGGCTCCCAGCCCAGAGCAACAAACTCGGCCAGCTTCATGTCCGGGCTGATGCCATTCAGGCTGCGATGCGGCCGGGCGTTGTAATCGGCAATGCGCTGGTTGATGAAGTCGATGAAGTGCGGCCAGCTGATCAACTGGCTCTGCCCCCCGTTCTTGATTGCCTTGCGGGTGAGCTTGAACTGGCTCAGCTTGGCCTCGCGGTCCATATCGGCACCGATATAGCTCTGCAGTTCGCGGGCAGCACGCACAAATACCGACTGGTGTAGCCGCTCCACCGCACCTTTGGCTTGTGAGTTGTAGGGGCGGGCAAAGCGCATGTCGGCCCCCAATCGCCCCATCACGCCGGTCGACTCATTGCGCAGCATGTCGTTTTTGTAGCCGGAGCCATTGTCGACATAGAAGATCGCCATTACCCCCTCACGGGTCACCGCATGGGTGATGGCATCCAGCACCGCCAGCCCCGATTCGGCCAGGCCCACGCTCCAGCCGATGATGCGACGGGTGGCAATGTCGATGATGGCGGTGATTTCCGGGCGGAAAGGCCGGCCATGCATCGGATGCTGCACCTCGGCATCGAAGGTATGGCCGTCAGCCGTCCACACGTCATTCGGCTGCAGCTGGGCAATGTCGCGGCGGACAAAGGGTTTGATGTTTTTCATCTCACGCGGGCCGATCCGGCCGGTTTCCCGCGAGACTGCCCCTAGCTTGCCGATGAAGCGGCGTACCTGGTGAATGGAAGGCAATGTTGAAGTGCTGTCTGCCCAGTCCCGCGCAAACTGCTCGTAGGCATGCGAGACGCTGGGTTTGGAGGGTAGCTGCCAGTAAGCCAGAAATGATTTGGCCCAGGCCGGGATCTCCAGCACCGCCGCCATGGCGGTTCTGGGAGCCAGATGGCCTTGTTTCTCCAGGGCACGCCAGCCCTTGATGCTGCGCACCGAGGGGTAGGGGCTCTCACCCTTGCGACCACGACCATCATGGGCGGCGCGCAGCATCCGCTCCAGGTGCGGGTCCAAGGCACCGGCCTTCGCCTGTGTCAGCAGGGTGTGAATAGCAGCCTCACGGGTGACGCCGCAGCCCGCCATCAGGCGCTCAATCGCAACCAATACGCCCTTGCGCGCACCTTCAATCGTCTGCTGGCGGCTAGTCAGGGCCAGCTCCAGTTGCTGGCTGGTGGCCGGTGGAGTAGGTAATGTGACGACCGGGGTGGCAATGATCGATTTGACCAGGCGGTCTTTGAGGGCTTTTTCAGCAGCAGGAGGGAGGCTGGAAATGGCAAATTCGCTGCCTCCACCTTTGCCTTCACGCTTTCGGCAGGCCCATGACTCGCGGGATGCCTTGGCAATGATGTTTTTGACTGCTCCTGGTATACCCGGCAGTTTCATTGCGGCCAGTTCTGCCGCGCTGTAATGGGTCTTTAGTTCTGCCTGGCTCATTCCTGAACTCCAAACAGTTCCAACTCAGGATTGCCATTCTTGATCACGTTTTCACGATGATAGGCGACCTGCGAAAGTGCGCAGGTGAGGGCTTCGATAGTTTCGGTCAGGTCCGATTGGTCGCGATAAAACTGCTCAAGCAACATGACTACGCGACCGAAATTAGCCTGCATTTCACCCAGATCACTGGCTTTGGCCTTCTTGCCGGTTGGAATGGTGATGACAACGCGACCACCATGAGCCGTGCAGAGGTACTCACTGATATGGGATGCTTGGCAGAATGTCTCGAACTGGCGCAAGCGATTCAGCGGCATGGATGAGTCGGCCATCCAGCGGTAGTAGGTCTTAACGTCGACACCCATCAGGTCGGCCATGCGCTTGGGTACTAGTCCCAATTTTTCAGCCGTTGCAAGCTGGCACTGAATCGCATCATCCAGGCTGGATGGAATTGAATGACCCTTACGATTTCGCATTGTTAAATTCCCCTTATAGAGAATCGTGGAGCTGGCAGCGGGCTGCATTGCTCTCTACCATTCACTCAGCAGCAACAGCCGGGCGGGGTGCCGCCGGAGTATTTGCAGATGAAAGGGGAACGGATGGGAAAACTGGCTTAAAATGGCGCCGAGCGTAGCGGCTCGGCCAGATGGTTTCCGGCTCGACACCGATAGCAGCGGCGATGATTCTTTCTGCTTTCGGCCAAGATCTATCCAGCGCATTGTTCAAGGCGCCAGGGCTTAATTCAGCCTTGATAGACAGTTTCCGTAGAGACCATCCGGCCTTGCGAACAGCTGCGACGATATCCGCCCTGTGCCAATCCTCGGCGGTTTTTTTTGGAGTTAAAGATGTGCTCATTACTTAATCTCTTGCGGTGATTAGGTGAGCACATGTTAACCGTAAAAGATCAATCAAACAAGATTCAATTGATCGTAAAAGTTAAGTTTATCGTGCATTAGTATCTGGTTTGATAAAAATTCCATACTTATCAGATACTTGCATTGTTACTTTTACGACGAAAGAAATTCTGATATCTGCGTAAAAGATCGACATGGACAACCTTTACGATGACTTCCCCCTTCGAATTACGAAGGCGATTGAAATGGCAGGTGGTCCTTCTGAGGCTGCTCGGAAGGCGGGTGTGACGCTTGCGACGTTGTCTAGATGGCGAAAGGGAGAGGCTGACCCGTCAAGATCAAACCTGGTGAAGCTGGCCGATGCTGCCGGTGTGCGAATCGAATGGCTTGCCGCAGGGCGAGGGGATATGTTGGTCAGTGCTTCACCGCTTGGTCACCCTGCAGGTAAAGAGCCATGCTCCTGTCTTGATACTTTGGGCAATCCGGTGGACTTGGAAGAGTTTGTCTTCATTCCACGGTATAACCTGAAAGCTGCTGCCGGTCATGGCGCGGCTGTCGCAGGCGAGTCCCCCATGTTCTCAATGTCTTTCCGTCGCTATTGGATAGATAACTACCTGAGAATTGACCCGAAGGACCTGTCTGTCCTGTCGGTGAAGGGGGATTCGATGGAGGGCGTGCTGAACAATAAGGACGTCATTCTGATCAACCATGCCGATACGTCCCCAACAAGTGGTCTTTACGTTCTGCGTGTAGATGGTGATTTGTTGGTGAAGCGCGTGCAGAAGCTACCTGGTGGCCGCCTGGCTATCTTGAGTGCCAATGAGGCTTATATGCCCTTTGAGGTTGACCCCAGCAAGCCTGAAGGTGACTTTGCCGTGGTTGGTCGTGTTGTCTGGTTTGGCAGGCAGATCTAAAGTAGGGCTCAAGTAACTGTTGATGTGATTTCCCCTCCAGCATCAAGTGCAAAAAAACCGCGAAACCTGCCTCATATGGCCTGATTCGCGGTTTTCTTTTGCAAGTCTTTAACGGGGTGTGGCGTAAAGCGGTTTGACCGCGAAGATGTTTGCCCGGCGCACCTTTTCCCACATTATCCCAGGTAGTCCCACCGGCCTTCTGTCTGTGCAATTAAACTCACCACACCACACCATGCCGCTTTGCTGCTCCTCCTGTCGTACCAATTCGACTGCGACGCGTACGTTGCGGAAGAGTGCAATGCACCGCCAGGCGGGTCGTTTCGTGC